TTCTTTTTTGCATAGCATTAAAGTACCCATAGTAGAATGGAGAAACACATATGAAAAATAATTATGTTAAGATTGTAAGTCCTGAAGGCGTGTCACAGTATGCATGGTTGACAAAACCTGATACTAAGTTTGACAAAGATGGACATTACAAAGTAAATCTTGTAGTGCCTACTGACAAGGCTTCTTCATTGATTAAACAGATTGATGAAGAAATTAAAAAGAGTGTTGAGATTGCCAAAGAAAAAAATAAAGGCAAAGCTGTTAAACAAGCTAACGCTCCGTATGAAGAAGAGGTAGATGAAAACGGTAAACCTACTGGAAACACTATCTTTAAGTTTAAAAGAAAAGCACAAATAATTTCTGCTGATGGAAAAGTTATTCCATTTAAAGTAGCTTTATTTGATAGCTCTGGTAAACCTTTAGTTGATGCTAACGTTTGGTCTGGTAGTGAGATGAAAGTTAGCGCTGAGTTAGTTCACTGGTTCACTGCAATGGCAGGCGCAGGCGTAAGTCTGAGATTAAGAGCAGTGCAAATAACTAAATTAGTTGAAGGTGGTGCCGGCAATGCTGAAGGCTACGGCTTTGACAAAGTTGAAGGTGGCTACGAAGCTCCAGAAAGTGTAAACACAAATGTGGTACAAGAAGAAAGCGCAGAAGCTGACTTCTAAACAAGTTGGTTTACGTTATGGTTTTAGGTCAGGCTTAGAAGAAGCAATTGCTTCTGAGCTTGATACTAAAAACATTCAATATAAGTTTGAAGAAACAAAACTTAACTATGTTAAACCACAAAAGGTGCACACATACACACCTGACTTTTATCTAGTTCAGTCTGACATTTACATTGAGACTAAAGGTTACTTTACTTCTCAAGACCGTCAGAAAATGCGTCTTATAAAAGAACAGCATCCTGAGCTAGATATTAGATTTATATTTAGTAATTCAAAAACAAGAATAAGTAAAAAATCAAAAACAACATATGGCATGTGGTGTGATAAATACGGTTTTAAGTATGCAGACAAACATGTCCCGAAAGAATGGTTATGAACAATTTAAGAAAAGAAACTAAATACATTGTTGTCCATTCAACAAATACAAATCCTACACAAAATTTAGATGTTAAAGATTTAGACAAGCAACATAGAAAAGAGGGTTTATTCTCTTGCGCTTTTCATAAAGTTATTAAAAGAGACGGGTCTGTACAAGACGGTCGCGACATAATGATAGCCGGCGCACATATTGAAACAGATGTTGTCTTGTCTAATAAAAATTCTATTGGCATTTGTCTAGTTGGTGGACAGAATGTTGATGGACAACCTGATTGTAATTTTACTTTTAAACAATATGAGAGTTTAGTTAAACTCATAAATGTTTTAAAAAATGATTACAAAGAGGTTGAAGTTGTTGGTCATAGAGATGTGACTAACTCCTCATGTCCGCAGTTTGATGTAAAAGAATTGCTGACATAGTTTGTTTGTTGCCTACTGGGTAGAAATACTCAGTAGGTTAAACCCAAAATATTAAGGCAAAAAATTTTATGGAAAATACTGAAAGTACGTTTTTATATCATTCACATTGTGATGAGTGCGGTTCTAGTGACGCTAATTCTGTCTATGATGATGGACACACTTATTGCTTTTCATGTAACACATTAAAAAAAGGAGTAGAAGACTTGAACAAACAAACAAACACACAAGAACCAAGTAAAGATTTTATTTCAGGTAATGTATCTGCATTATCAAAAAGAAATATTGACTTTAACACAGCACAAAAATTTAATTATCAAACCGGTGCATGGTTTGGTAGACCATGTCAGATTGCAAACTACTATGATAAAGATAAACAATTAGTAGCACAAAAATTAAGATACCCTGATAAAACATTTCAGTGGTTAGGTGATGCAAAAAAAGCAGGCTTGTTTGGACAACACCTGTGGCGTGACGGTGGTAAAATGTGTATCATAACTGAAGGTGAGATAGACGCTTTATCAGTATCAAGAATAAATCAAAATAAATTTCCCGTAGTAAGTATTAAGACAGGCGCACAAGGTGCCAAAAAAGATATACAAAAAGAATTAGAATGGCTTGAAAGATTTGAGACAGTAGTTCTTTTGTTTGACCAAGATGAACACGGACAGAAAGCGGCGTTAGAATGTGCTAAATTATTTTCACCTAACAAAGCTAAGATTTGTACAATACCATTAAAGGATGCAAACGAAATGTTATTAGCTAATAAAGCTAAAGAGTTAACAGATTGTATCTGGTCAAGTAAACCTTACAGACCTGATGGAATAGTATTGGGTTCAGATTTATGGAATGAAATACAAAAAGAAGATAATCATGTTACAGTTCCATATCCATTTGATTGTTTAAATATAAAAACACATGGACTACGTAAAGGTGAGCTAGTTACTATCACTGCCGGAAGTGGTGTAGGTAAATCTAGTTTTTGTAGACATGTAGCATTAAACTTATTAAAAAATAATTACACTGTAGGTTACATTGCATTAGAAGAAAGTATTAAACGTAGTGCACTTGGTATCATGGGTGTTGAATTAAAAAAACCATTACATTTAACAAGAGAGGGTATTAGTGAAGAAGAATTATTTAAAACATTTAACAATACTGTGGGCAGTGGCAACTTTTATCTTTACAATCATTTTGGTTCAACAGTTGCAGATAACCTGCTCTCTAAAATAAGATATTTAGCTAAAGCATGTAATGTAGATTATGTAATTCTTGACCATTTACATATGGCTTTGTCTGCATTAGGTGATGCTAATACAAATGATGAACGTAAACTTATAGATTATTTTGTTTCTAAGTTAAGAACATTGGTAGAAGAAACTGGTATTGGTTTAATATTAGTATCTCATTTATCAAGAACAAAAGATGGTAACAAAGGTTATGAAGACGGCGTTCAAGTATCAATGAATAGTCTTAGAGGAAGTCAATCCATAGCTCAATTGAGTGACATGGTATTAGCTTTGTCCAGAGATTTACAATCAGAAAATAATATTGCACAAGTAAATGTATTGAAAAATAGATTTAGTGGTGAGACTGGTAAAGCATGTAGTCTTAGATATGATTTAGAAACTGGTTGTTTATCAGAAGTACAAGCGGAGACTGTTGATGACTTCTAATCTAACAATTAAAAAAAGAAAAAGAAAATCAAAAGCAGAAAATGAAACTGTCTCTTGGACATTCTACGTTTTATCAGCAGTTAAAAAAGCTAAAGATAGTCCAACACCTGTAGTTATAGATGTGGCTAAAGAAAGTTCTGCTACATTAATACAAGATGCTCTTATGGCATTGGCTATGAATGGTGAAGACGCGGCATGGAACGTAGATATAAAACTACACAAACACGTACATTAATATGAAACTACCTACAATAAATAAAAAAGTATTAGACGCTAAATTTGTTTTATGTCATTGGGTTGATATAAACTCTGATGCTTCTTGGACTACTTTAGAAAAAGCTAGACAAAGTAAACCAACTATTTGTGTTAGTACAGGTTGGTTAATTAAAGAAGATAAAGATGTGCACATTCTTTGTGGTGATATTAACTTTGAAGATGATGGTACCTTAGCTGACGTGGGTAACGTAACAACAATTCCAAGTGTAAATATAATTAAAAAGAAAGTTATTAAAATATGAAATATATTTTTGATATAGAAACAGATGGTCTTTTTGATGTGTGTACTAAAATACATTGTCTTGTTTTAAAAGATGTAGATAACAATAAGATATTATCTTTGTCAGTTGATGAAGCATTAGATAAATTATCTAAAGCTGATGTTATTATTGGACACAATATTATTAAGTTTGATATTCCAGTTATTAAAAAATTATATCCCAACTTTAAAACTGAGGCAAAAATTTTTGATACACTTGTAGCAACAAGATTGTTGTTTCCAGATGTAAAAGAAAAAGATTTTCAACGTAAAGATTTTCCTAGAGATTGTATTGGAAGACACAGTTTAAAAGCTTGGGGTAATAGAATAGGAAACTATAAAGCTGAGTTTGATACTGATTGGAAAACATTTACACCTGAGATGTTAGAGTATTGTAAACAAGATGTAGAAGTAACTTACAATCTTTATAAAATGATTGAAGAAAAAAAATATTCACAACAAGCTATGGATTTAGAACATGATGTTGCACAGTTAATTTATAATCAAGAAGTGTATGGTTTTACATTTGATACTGAAAAAGCTAGAAAGTTATATTCAGAATTAAATGGTAGAAGAATAGAATTAGAATATAAATTACAAGTTAAGTTTCCACCAATAAAAGAACAAATACCTTTTATTCCTAAAGTGAATAATAAATCAAAAGGATATATTAAAGGTAAAGTATTTTATAAAGAAAAAACTACTGTCTTTAATCCATCAAGTAGACAACACATAGCTAGTAGATTAATAGATAAATACAATTGGAAACCTAGTATTTATACTGATGATGGTACACCTAAATTAGATGAAACTATTTTAGAAAGTTTACCATATCCTGAAGCTGAAATATTATGTGAGCATTTTTTATTAGATAAAAGAATTGGTCAGTTAGCTACTGGCGCTCAAGCTTGGTTAAAGCATGAGAAGAATAATAAAATACATGGTACTTGCAATACTAATTCAACAGTAACTGCAAGAGCAACTCATTCTTATCCTAACATGGCACAGATACCTAGTGTATCAGTACCTTATGGTAAAGAATGTAGAGCATTATTTACGGTTCCAACTGGTAAAAAACTTGTAGGCATTGATGTCTCAGGTTTAGAAGTGAGAATGTTGGCTCACTATATGGCTAGGTATGATAATGGTAAATACGCTAAGGTTGTTTTAGATGGCGACATACACTCTGAAACACAAACGTTAGCCGGCTTAGATAGCCGAGACCTAGCCAAAAGATTTTACTACTGTTTTTTATATGGTGGTGGAGTAACAAAGATAGCTTCAGTAACTGGTAAGACTGTTCCTCAAGCATCTAAGATTAAAAAAAGGTTCTTAAATAATTTACCTGCATTAAGTAAATTAATTGAGGATGTACAACAAGCGGCTGAACGTGGTTACTTAACAGGTCTTGATAAAAGAAAAGTTAAAGTACGTTCTTCTCATGCCGCGCTAAATACTTTATTACAAAGTTCCGGCGCATTAGTTTGTAAACAATGGTTGGTAGAGTTTGATAAAGTA